TAAATCAAAACACATCCTTGTGGTCGAAGGCCCAATAGATAGTTTGTTTCTGGACAACTGTATCGCAGTTGCTGGTTCGACTAACTTTTCAAAGGATATACCGAAAGAAAACACGACTATAGTATTTGATAATGAAAGAAGAAACAAACAAATATTGATACAAGTGAAACAGATAATAGATAAGGGTTACAGTGTAGTTCTATGGCCTGATGACGTACAAGAAAAAGATATAAACGATATGATACTGTCTGGTAAAACTAAAGACCAGATACAAACAATAATTAAAAATAACACTTATCAAGGCAACATGGCTAAGATGAAGTTCGCAACATGGAGAAGAGTAGATGTCTAATCAATTACCAACACAATACCAACAATTTATACACCTGTCAAGATACTCACGATGGATAGAAGATGAAGGTCGTAGAGAAAATTGGGGTGAAACTATAGAGAGATATTTTAATTTCTTTGAAGAACATTTACAAGAGATGTGCAATTATAAATTGGACAGTGAAACAAAAGAAGAGTTAGAAAGTGCGATACTAGAACAAAAGGTCATGCCCTCTATGAGATGTTTGATGACTGCTGGTGAAGCATTGAAGAGAGAAAACATTGCTGGGTATAATTGTTCCTATGTTGCAGTAGACAGAGTTGCAGCCTTTGATGAAATACTTTATGTATTGATGAACGGAACTGGTGTTGGGTTCTCAGTAGAAAGACAATTCACTGCAAAACTACCAGTAGTCGCAGAGGAGTTCTTTCATTCAGATACTATGATTACTGTTGCAGATAGTAAACTAGGTTGGGCAAAGGCGTTCAAAGAATTACTAGGTATGTTATACATTGGACAGATACCAAGATGGGATTTATCAAAAGTCAGAGAAGCAGGCGCTCCACTCAAAACATTTGGTGGTCGTGCATCTGGGCCAGATCCACTAGAAAGTTTATTTGAGTTCTGTGTTACCACATTTCAAAACTCAAGTGGTAGAAAACTATCATCAATAGAGTGTCATGACATTGTGTGTAAGATTGCACAGATTGTTGTGGTTGGTGGTGTAAGAAGAAGTGCATTGATATCATTATCTAATTTATCAGATGACAGAATGCGTCATGCAAAGTCTGGTCAATGGTGGAACGATAACGGACAGAGAGCACTTGCAAATAACTCTGCGTGTTATACAGAAAAACCAGACATGGGTATATTCATGGATGAGTGGAAATCACTTTACGAGTCCAAGTCTGGAGAACGTGGTATCTTCAATCGTGCATCTGCAAATAAGATGGCAGAGAAAACTGGACGTAGACAAATCGAGGGTCATGAGTTTGGAACAAATCCATGTTCAGAAATCATACTCAGAGATAGAGAGTTCTGTAATCTATCAGAGTGTGTGGTAAGACCAACTGACACTAGAGAAACATTACTCAAGAAAGTAGAACTTGCAACCATTATAGGAACTTTTCAATCAACACTTACAAACTTCAAGTATGTTTCAAGTGCATGGAAAAAGAACTGTGAAGAGGAGAGATTACTTGGTGTGTCACTCACAGGTATCATGGATTGTAAATTTACAAATGGTAAAGATGGTGACCTAGAACAACTTCTTATAGAACTCAGAGAAGTCGCAGTAGAAACAAATAAGAAGTGGGCGAAGAAACTAGGTATCAATCAATCAGTATCAATCACTTGTGTCAAACCATCTGGAACAGTATCACAGTTAGTAGATGCGGCTTCTGGTATCCATGCAAGACATAATCCTTTTTACATTAGAACTGTTCGTGGTGATAAGAAAGACCCACTAACAAAGATGATGACAGACGCTGGGTTTCCAGTAGAAGATGATGTAATGAATCCAAGTCATACTGCTGTGTTCTCATTCCCAATGAAAGTAGACAAGGGTGCAGTATTCAGAACTGACATGACTGCAATAGAACAACTTGAGTTGTGGTTAGTCTACCAGAAACACTGGTGTGAACATAAACCATCTGTAACCATCTCAGTAAAGGAACATGAGTGGTTAGAAGTTGGTGCATGGGTCTACGAACATTTTGATTATATGTCTGGTGTATCGTTCTTACCATTTAGTGAACACACATACAAACAAGCACCTTATCAAGATTGTGATGAAGTGCAGTATGAGGAGTTACTCAAGTCAATGCCGACAAATGTAGATTGGAATAAACTTGGTGAATACGAAAACAGAGATATGACCATAGGGTCACAAGAACTTGCTTGTGTCGCTGGTGGTTGTGAAATTTAATGAAAAAGTTAGTGTACTGTGAGTCGTGTGATGCTGAGTTTCGTATAACACATAATATGGACAAACGACTATATAAGATTATGCATTGTCCTTTTTGTGGTGATGATTTAACTGAGGAAAACGAAGATATCTTAGAGGAGTACGAAGATGAGTAATTGTCAAAACTGTGGTCGTGATTCGCATTGTAGTGTACCATTATATGGTGTTGCAGAGGGTTTTATGAGTGAAAATTATGGTGAGGGTAAGACCATAAAAATATGTGATAACTGTCGTTGTGATGCTTGTGTTGCAGAAAATGAAAATAGATATTCTGACGAGAGTATATGAAAACCCAAAGTGCAAAGGCTAAGGGTCGTAGATTTCAACAATGGGTTCGTGACAAACTTGTAGAGTCACTTGGTATTCACCCAGAGGATATCGAGTCGAGGTCTATGGGTGCTGGTGGTGAGGATTTGATTATGGCAAGAGCTGCAAGAGAAAAGTTTCCATACTCAATAGAGTGTAAGAACCAAGAAGCATTGAATGTTTGGAAATCATACGAACAAGCAGAGTCAAACTCTGGGGATTATGAACCTATAGTTTTTATTAAAAGAAACAATCAAAAACCTTTAGTATTAGTAGATGCAGATTATTTTGTAGGGTTACACAAGGACGAAAAATGATTACTGGTTTTATTCCTGTCTTTGAACAAAGATTAGAAAAACTCAAAAACACCCTCAAAATTGAACTACAGCGTGCAAAATCTGAACGTAGAAAGGATGTAATGAAAACATTGGTCAAAGATGCGAAGAAATTACAGAAAACAATAAATGAAGTCAAAAAAGAAAATGCACAAGTTTGTCCACACTGTGGTGGAGAATTATAACTTAATTCTAGCAAGTCCAATAATATCTTATTTCCTTAGTATCTTTATAGTTACAACTTTTGGTGAGTTTGTAAGTCAAGATAGGTACATACTAGGTGAACTCATAGTTGTACAGATTGTACTTCTTTTTCTAATATTTGTATATCTTTTTAAAAAAACACTTGACATATAATATAATTACTGTATTATAATAGTGTAGTTAATAAAAAAAGAGAATCAGATATGACCCCTGCCATTTTTAAAAATAGACACATGACTAGAGTGAAGTTCTTTGCAAAGTACAAGAAAGAACCTTTTGAGTCATTTGAAACAATAGAAGATACTTACGAGATGCCTGAAGTTTTAGATTTTGAAATAAAAAATGCAATCACTCAAGTATTGTCAACATTGACTCCTAGAGAGGAGAGAGTGATAAGAGAGAGATTTTTCAACAATAAAACTTTAGAAGAAGTAGGTCAAATCTTTAGTGTAACGAGAACTAGAATAACACAGATTGAAGCGAAGGCTCTGAGAAAGATGAAACATCCTTCAAGAAGTGAAATCTTAAAAGAAGTTGCATAAAACACTTGACAAATAAAATAATTCGTGTATTATAATAGTGTAGTTAATAAAAAAGAGAGAATCAGATATGAATACATTTTTCGCAACATCAATTCAACACTTCCACACCACTACTGATGGTGATAAGTTTTTAGTCAGTTCAAGTTTTGCTGGTAATTCTGGTGACACTGCAAAAGAGTCAGAGTCAAATGCGATTGCAGAATACGAGAAAGCTGGTCACACTGCTGACCAATTAGTGTCGATTGAAACAGTTGAGTTAGAATCTTATTAAGAAAAGACTTGACATATTCTGTCAATGTGGTATTATAATAGTATAGAGTGATTCGTTAATAATATAGAGAGAGAGAAAAACATGGCATATATTTCACAACAAGACAAAAAAGACCTTGCTCCTGCGATCAAGGCAGTTCTTAAAAACTATGGTATGAAAGGTACTATTGCAATAAACCATTACAGTTCATTAGTTGTTAATATTCAATCTGGTGTTCTAGATTTCAGTGATAACTTTAGTCATGGTGATGGTTACGTTCAAGTTAATACTTATCACATAGACACTTGGTATTCTGGAACTAAAAGAAATTTTCTTAAAGACCTTGTAAAGGCGATGAAAGGTAACAAATGGTATGACAAATCAGATGCAATGGTTGACTATTTTGATACTGCATACTATGTTGATATTAACATTGGAAAATGGAATAAACCTTATGTCCAAACAAGAACTAATCCTCATGTAAAGGTGGCTGCGTAATGCAAATAGAATCTGGAATGACAAAAGATGAAATACAAATCGCACTAGAAGATTTGTATACCATACTAACCGATAAGGGTTTCACCGATACTGCAACAGCAATCTGCTATGTAGAGAGCACACTAATGAATGAAATAGATGATTGATAGTATAATAAATGCAAAGATAAAGGACAATATAAGTATGTCAGTTCCTTTATATTTGATAATGAGTTATGCATATTATGAAGAAGATAAACCAATTGCAAGTGATAGTACTTTTGATAAAGTTTCAAAACTAATGTTAAAGAATTGGAAGAAGATAAAACATCAACATAAAAAATTGATAAATACTGACAATCTAAAGTCTGGCACTTATATGGGTACATATCCAAGTATAGTGAAAGATACTTTAGAAATGGTAAGAAAGACATATATCAATGATTAGACTTGCAGAATTTTTAATAGGTCTTTATATTAGACTATTTATTTTTATGACACTAACAGCCTGGTCTATAGGTCTGGGAGTGTATTTTTATTCACTAACTTGAGAGGTATAAATATTATGGTGAAAATTAAACGTAGACGTAAACCAATGACTCCAGAACAGAAGGCATCTGCGATAGAACGTCTTGCAAAGGCGAGAGAAGCAAAGGGGCCTGCACAACATCAAAACATTTGTCCAGAGGTTCTTGCAAGACCAGATGACCATTTTCTATCTTTGAAAAATGTTAGACATTGGATAAAGAGTAATAAGGAACAATTGAGTTCACTGAGAGGTGAGGTCAGACGAGATGTAAAAGGTGCGAAATCAAAGTTTCATAGTATAGAGGGTTACATAAGACATATGCAACACTATCTAAAACATGGTGATTGGATAGACAATGCATATGGCGAATACCAAGAAAAGAGTGTTAAGTGGAGAACAGTAAGGTAGTAGTAGAATATGCTGGTGGACATACTGCAAACTATGACTACTCTAGTCTTGGTCAAAATGAAGAGGAGATATCTTTCAAATATTTAGAAAGTTTTTTTGATACAAAAGTTTGGCACGTTGGTGTTATAACAAAAGAACAACTCTTAGAAGTTTCTCTTATGCCTATCAAATATCAATTACATCCGTTTGGTTCTAATTTCACTAACAGTATTCATTTTGGTGGTTTGACTAATTGTCTGATATTATCAAATGGTAGTCACAATTGGGATTACACTCATTACAATAGTGCTTGTGAGATTATGAATAACTCTCCATATGAGTCTTGGTTTCCTGTGTATACAAATTTCAAGGAGGCCGCATTAAGAGCAGGGTTAGGTGTAAGAGCTCGTAATAGTTTAATATACGATTATAGGTTTGGGTTTGATGTTCACTTCACTGCGATAGGTATCAACAACACAATTGTAGATATACCAACATCTAGAAGACACAATACTAAAATGTGGAATCGTTGTATAGGTTGTGATGATTGTATGGTTAAGTGTCCTGTTGGTGCAATTCGTAATAAGGAAAAAGTCAATTGGTTGAACTCTTCAGATTGTGATAATATGATAGCATTTGGAAAATCAGATAACAAAGACATTCCATCAATCAAAGACTTTTGGGGTAAGAATGTTTATCCAGAAATACCACAAGAAACTTTGGATAAAATTCATAATGCAGATGACTTAAATGAACATTTACCTTTTGGTAATGATATGCCGTGGGATAAAAATGGATATACCTTTGATGGTCAAGTAATTAGAAAAGATGGTGAAGCAGTAAATGTTCCCTTTTGTAGAGAATGTACAAGTCAACCACGATGTTCAAAGTGGAATGGTAAGTTTCCCTATGAGCGTGTAAAGGGTAAAATTAAGTATGATAAGTATAAAGAGGTTTAAATGGTAGATGATAAAAAACAATGGAGTAATGTGATCATAGGGCCTTGGGATTCTAAAAGAGCACCCAAAGATGGTAAGACTAGAGATCAAGTTATTCAAGAAGAGATGGATGCAATTGATGGGATATCTGAAAAGGCGATGGTATCATTAATACAAATCTTGAAAGAAAATGATATTGATATAGGATCAAAGAATTTTTATAGACACGTTGGGTTTATGAATGAAACTCTAAAGGCACTTTTGTTTAGAGAGTTAGGATATGACCACCCACTAACTGATTTAGTAAACCATATAATACTACCAATGAAAAGTAAAACTGAGGGTGACATATACACAAAGTTTAGAGCTGACATAGTTGCAGAACTTGTAGAATATTTGGAGGAAGATTTTGATGAAGAAGAGTGAAGCGAAGTTCCACACACCATTTAGTCCTACTATAATGGAAATGGAAGTACCAAAAAGATTTATAGACCTAGTAAATAAGATAGGTGATGAAGTTTTAAGTGATGATAAAAAATCTGCACAATGGGATTGGTCTAACCATCTTGTAGGTAAAGTTCACAAAGAAGTTCAGATACCCATAGTAAATAAAGAGGATGGAGATTACTGTAAGAATATTCTCAAAGGTTCGTGTATCGGATATCTAAAACACATGATTAACAAAAGTTGTGCATACGTTGATAACATGATATTACATCACCCAACACAAGGCAACTTACACCCAACTGAAGAGAATATAAACATAAGTCAATCATGGATAGTAAGTCAATACAAAGGTGAATACAATCCATGGCATCAACACAGTGGACATCTATCAGCAGTAATATATTTAAAACTACCAAAAGGTATGGACGAGTTCTTTGAGAAAGAGAGTGAAGACCATTATCCTGTTGGTGGTGCAATACAGTTCATGCAAGGTGATAAACAAGATTTACGAAGTGACACTTTGACGTTTAGACCAGAGGTTGGTAAACTACTCATGTTTCCATCTTGGTTAAAACATTCAGTTTATCCTTTTGATGTGGACGGAGAACGGAGGAGTATGAGCTTTAACGCTTACTATACTAATAAAAAATGATAATAATTGATATGAACCAGATTGCAGTTGCAAATCTGATGATGAACTTGAAAATGAATAAAAGTAAAACTGTAGACGAGAGTATGGTAAGACACATGATACTCAACTCTATTCGTATGTACAGAACAGAACATCGTAACGAATATGGTGAAGTAGTTCTTACTTGGGACTCAAAACACTCATGGAGAAGAGATTATTTCCCAGAGTATAAAGCCAGTCGTAGAAAGGGTCGAGAAGAGTCAAACCTAGATTGGGATGATATCTTTACAACTCTTAACAAGATAAGAAAAGAAATCAAAGAAAACTTTCCCTACAAATATCTTGAGGTGTTCGGTGCAGAAGCAGATGACATCATAGGATCTTTGTGTGAAGAAAACAGAGATGAAAAGATTATGATAATCTCTGGAGATAAAGATTTTATTCAGTTACAGAAATATTCAAATGTTACACAGTGGAGTCCTATCACAAAAAAACAAGTCAATGGATTTGACCCTACTATATATTTAAAAGAACATATCTTAAAAGGTGATACTAGTGATGGTGTACCGAATGTACTATCACCAGACAATACTTTTACAGATGGATTAAGACAAAGACCATTGACTAGAAAGAAGATACAATCTTGGCTGGTAGGTGGTGGAAGTGATTGGAATGATGAGGTGAAACGAAACTTTCAAAGAAACTTAACTCTGATTGATTTAACACAAACACCAGAGGAACTCAAAAATCAAATAAGATTAGAATACAATAACGCACCACATGGTGATCGTAGTAAACTCCTAAATTATTTTATGAAAAATAAACTCAGAGAGTTAACTGAAAACATTGGAGAATTTTAAAATGGCAGGAAGTACACTATTATTTTCAGAAGTCCTTGACAGAGTACACAAGGCAAAAACAAAAGACCAAAAAGTCAAGATACTTAGAGATAACAATACACCAGCACTTAGGTCTGTATTGAAAGCATCTTTCGACCCAAATATCGCATGGGTTCTTCCAGAGGGTGATGTTCCCTATAGAAAGAATGAAGCACCGATAGGAACTGAACATACCACACTTGCAACTGAGTCTAGACAACTATTTCATTTCATAAAAGGTGGAGATGGTAAAACACCAGCATGGAAAAAAGAACAGATGTTTGTTCAGTTGTTAGAGGGTTTACATGAAACAGAAGCTGCACTTTTAGTACAAACTAAAGACAAAAAGTTGCACCAGATATACAAAGGGTTATCTACAAACGTGGTGTGTGAAGCGTTTAACTGGAATGATGAATTTATGTTAATGAAATGATGGACGATAAAGAAATAGAACAGTTGGTAGAGAGTATCAACGATGGAAAAGATATATCTAACAACACCATATTTAGAATGATGGTTACACTTGACAAGAAAGTAAAACAGTTATATCAACAGACCTATAACCCACCGACAAATAATGACTTGAATAAATCTATCAATAACTTGTCGAGTAGAATTGATATCCTTGAGTCTAAAATAAAATAATGGAAGTGATACCGAACTTCATAGAAGATAAAAGTATACAAGATAGTATAAAGAATTTTTTGTTCGGCAGTAGTTTCGATTATTATTATCTACCAAATACTATAGATGGAGATAACAACTACTTTTTCTCTCACATATTACACGATGGAAAGACTGAACACTATAGCTCACACTTCCAAAATATATTGATACCTTTACTTGGTAGATTAAAGTTTAATTACCTGTTGAGGGCAAAAGTAAATTGTTATCCAAAAAGAAATGAAAACAATAAAGGTAACTTTCACATTGATAGTACAGAGCCTCATATGGTAGGTTTGTATTCTGTAAACTCAAATAATGGTCACACATTATTTGAAGATGGAACTAAAGTTGAGTCTGTGGAAAATCAAATGGTAATATTTGATGGTAGTATGAAACATTGTAGTGTCATACAATCAGATGCAAACATAAGAGTGAACGTAAATATAAATTTTAGATAAGATTATGAAAGAAAGACTAGACCACCTACGAAGTTTAAATTATGAACCATCGAACTTTCCAAATGTAAGTATGTATTATGGTGATGGTGAGAAAGCGATATGTATAGAAAGGTTTGGTTCTGCGTTTATAAGTGAGGGTAGAGTTGATATCTATTGTTTACAACCACAAGATAGAATAATTCACTATGATTTAGATATACTAGAAGAAACAGAAGTATATAATGATACAGGCAGACCTATATATGTAAACTTAGAAGAGTGTAGTTTGATACCAGAGATATCTGGTGACAGAAAAATAACTATAAAGAATGGTGTCATGAGCGAAGATGAAATAGAAAAAATAACACTTGACAAATGAAACGAATCAGTGTATATTGGTAGTATAGTTAATAACAAGAGAGAGAATTTATTATGATAGTAGAACAAAGTGCGACAACATTAGAAGTTGGAATTGACAACCTACTTAATTCTGCAAAAGCAGATTACGTTAAAAGGTATGGTAGTGATGTCAACTCAGATGTTGCAAAGAAAATGATAGGTCAGTTTAACGATGGATTTGTTGTTAAGTCTGGTTCAAAGTATGTAAAAATTATGTGTGGTAATGGTGGTACGCCTGGTGGTTCATGCTGGGGGTTTGTTGTAAAAGAAGACACACCAAAATTTAAAAAGGGAGATATCCTAAAACCTGCTGGTTGGAACAAACCAGCGACTAACGCACCTAGAGGTAATGTGTTAGATGGTAATTACGAAATACATTGGACAGGGCCTGTATACCTGTCCTAAAGGAACACGACCTATATGACGTACCTCTCTCAACTCGCAAAACTCAAAAGTCATATAGGTCGTAGAGAGAGAATATGAAACATAAAACAAAATTATTTTATAAGAATGTGGATGGTGAGGACACCTTTCTGATTGCAGAGGGTGACAGTGAAGCACAGGCTGCAGAAAATACAATCAAAGAATTTAAAATCCTACAAGAGATATTTGGTGAAGATAAATTACCTATAAAAAATATCACTCGTATGGATAAAGTAGTTGACAATTAAAACGAATCAGTATATAATATAAACATAATAGAGAGAGATATGTTTATAGAATTTAGAAATACCAACAAAAAAAGACAACGAACCATTGAGGATGCTCTTTGGTTTGCAAAGTCATATTTGATACCTAGACATAAGATTGATGAGATTGAAATTGAGTCTGTAAAGGGGTTACTCGCAGACGGAGATTGTTACGATGCAGACGATAGGTCATACATCATCAGAGTCAACAAAGAATTATCAGAACAAGATTTACTTACTACAATCTTTCATGAGTTTGTTCATATCAAGCAACATATCAAGAAAGAGTTTGGTGGTAACATATTCGCAATAAGTAGTGATAAGGTTGCATACGAAGATAGACCTTACGAAATCGAGGCATTTAAATTAGAAAAGAAACTATTAGAGGAGTACAATAATGTTAATTGAAACTGCACTAATGTGTCTTGCACTTAACACCTACCATGAAGCAAAAAATCAATCTATGATAGGTCAAGTTGCAACTGCACAAGTAGTTATGAATCGTGTTGCAGATAGTCGTTATCCTAACACAGTATGTGGAGTTGTGAAACAAGGCCCTAAGTATAAAGGTAGTGATGTTCCTGTTCGTCATAAGTGCCAGTTCAGCTGGTTCTGCGATGGTAAAAGCGATGAACCAAGAAGAGATAGTAAAGAATGGTTTAAAGCACAAGATTATGCAAGAATAGTTTTATCTGGTAGAATAGCACTTGATGTTACAGAGGGTGCAACACACTACCATGCAACTTATGTAAGACCAGCGTGGGCGAAAACAAAAACAAGAACGACTCGAATAGAGTCACATATATTTTATAGATGGGAGAAGTAATGAACGACTTACCAGAGATAGAACAGAATATGAAACAAGATAACAACATTGATATGTTACCACTATGTCGTGCAGATGTTTTTATAAAATCAAGTGTGGGAACAATTGAACAAAGAGAAGATTTGAAAAAACAAATATTCCATGCAAAAGAAAACAATATAGAAGTCATGGGTGGTGGAAACAAAGGTTGTTGGAGATCTACTGCAAAATATAAAATGGATTGGTTGTATGATGCAGTAAAAGAATTATCTGACCAAGCAAACAAAGTTTACTTTGAAACAGATCCAGTTTTTAAATCACAAGTGACATCATGCACAAATAGAGATTTTGGTATTTGGACTAATATAAATGATATAGGTTCTAAGAATATATTGCATACTCATGTTGAAGATATATGGGCTGCGATTTACTATGTTCAATCAGAGGGAACAGGAAATCTAGTATTTCTAAATCCAGCGAATACACTCATGACTTGTAATCAGAAAGCGCCTTTCGTTAGGAACTCTGTGATAGTACCACAAGATGGTATGTTAGTTCTATGGCCTGGTTGGATGCCACATGAAGTAGAAGAGAATAAATCTAATCAACAAAGAATAAATTTAGCATGGGGTATAAATTATAACTGATGAATATATTTTATTTACATGAAGACCCAGATGTATCTGCAAAGATGCACTGTGATAAACACGTTGTCAAGATGATAATCGAATATGCACAACTTATGTCTACTGCACACAGAATATTAGATGGTGATGAGTATGAAGGTAGAACTAAGATAGGACGTAGAATACGAAGATGGAAACACCCAAATGAGAATATAGAAAACACTATCTACAAAGCATCACATATCAATCACCCAAGTGCAATATGGGCGAGAGAGAGTGTTGCAAATTATATTTGGTTATATAATCTATTTGAAAAACTATGTGATGAGTATACGTTTAGATATGGTAAAGTTCATTCTACTGACTCTTTACTCAGAGATTTACTTGTATCACCACCAACTAAAATTAAAGAGGGTGGTTTGACCACGATGCCCCAAGCAATGCCTGACCACTGTAAAAAACCAGACTCAATAGATGCATATAGAACCTACTATATAATTGAGAAAAAAAGATTTGCAAAGTGGACAAGAAGACAAATCCCATATTGGTTCTGGGCCGCATGAAAGAATTTGATTACAATGAATAAGGATTGGATAAAGGTAGAAAACTTTATTAGTGAAGATCTCTCTACATTATTATATGGATATATCTTACTTGCACATAAAAGATTATCAGTAACTAGAGATAATAGGTATGGAACTTTTAGTGACCCACAGAGTATGGGTGATTTTAGTATGTACGGAGATTTGATATTTGATACACTACTGATGGGAAAACTTGACCAACTACAAGAGATAACAGGTGAGCAGTTAGTTCCACAGTATTCTTACTACAGACTATATAAGAAAGGGTCTGAACTAAAAAGACATATAGACAGAGAAAGTTGTGAGATATCTTTGACATTGTGTATTGGTTATGACTCACATTACGCATGGCCTATATGGTTCAAAGACAGAGATGGTAATGAGATATCTATAGAAACAGAAAGAGGTGACATGGTTATATACAAGGGTTGTGAATTAGAACATTGGAGAGAACCATTTGAAGGAAACTATCATGCACAGGTTTTTCTCCACTACAAC